TAATATTTGTCGTCTAATATTGCCAGTTGTTTTAAACTGTATTTTTGTGGCTGTATTATTGTCATATCCCTGCAAAGTAAATATACCTTCTGTAGTTGTATTATTTACATTTAATCCTGTAAATGTTCCTGTCGTTCCATTTAAAGCCCCTGTTAATGTTCCACCCGACAATGGCAAATAAGTTGAATCAGCTAAGCCCGTGCGAAGGTAAGTACTTGAATCAACGTCACCATTTGCTTTTAAAAACTGTGCCGTTGTACCGCCTTGCTTTATAATTAATCCAGAAGATAAAATCGGGGTTGTAAGAATACCGCCTGTAAGTAAAGTTAAATTTCCATTTATACTTAAATTAGCATTCATTGTTGATGAAGTATTTAAAGGAACATACGTTGAAGCTGCAACACCTGAGCGCAAATAATTTGAAAGCATTGAACTTGTATCGCTTACTAAAAGTGTTGGCGTTGTATCGCGCCATAAACCACCTTTATAATACAATGATGAATTTTCAATAGGTGATGTAATTCGGACATCGTGAAGCTCGTCTAATTTATAACCCGATGCTACGCGTATGGCTATTGTTCCGTTGTTTGCATGACTATTTATACAAAAGCCGATAGGCATATCAAGATTAGGCGCAACGGGTTCAACATCTGTCCAAACACCTGCCACCATTGGCGAAGGGTAAAGGATCGCCCCAGCCGCAAATGTATCAGTATTAACTTTTCGTATTTTGCCAAATGAAATAACATACCCGTCTTCGCCGTTGCTTAAATCGTGCGCCGTTATGCCTAATAAATATTTTGCATCTATTGAACCATTGGCAATGAATTTAGCAACGGTTATTCTTCCGCTTGCCCCAAGCGTGCCATTGGCATAAACAAGGCTTCCTTTGGTAATAGTTGCGCCTGTTTGATTCTTAACAAGCCAAAAGTTTTTAAAACCAAGTTCGTTTGGCACATTGTCATTTAATCCAAGCACCACGGTTGCTAAATCAGAATCCCATCGCATCTTTGCCGTGTCCACGTTGTTTGTAGGAACGCCGACATTGAAAAACAAGGAATCAACGGGCTGAGTAAAATTGTTATTTATAATAATTGTATCGCCGTTGCTGAATACCCAGCCACCTTTTGTCTTAATGTAATTGTATTGAATATTATTTACCGTATCAAGAATAAAATAAGCGTTATTTAAGCCACTTGATTTTATTGCAACCGTGTCCGAGGCTCTTCCACGGTAAACCAAACCGTCGCCCGTGGTTTGGTATCCTAATCTTTGTTTATTACCCGTGGCTGGATACTGAGCGAAAAGGGTAAATGAAAGGAGTAAAAAAAGAATTGAAGGCAAAGTTTTTTTACCTCCAATCTTCTTAATTAAACTACTCCCGAGTTTCAATAAAACCTCCTGAATTAATATTTCGCCTACTTTGCCCAATGTTTTTAAGAATCGTCTTTCTTTTCTTTGTTTCATTTCTTTCATAAAATTCATAGTACTATTCCCATCGTGTTATATATATCAAATATTTCTTCGTCCTCGTCGCAAGTTGCCTCAGGACAACCAACGGCGCTGGGAATGAATCCGAGTAAATTGGTTGCGCACGTGCACAAATAATCCTTAATCCTTTTCTTCTTTACCTCTAACCTTTGTAACAAAGTATCTTGATAAAATTTCAAGCCCTCAACGCCGACGTTTTGCCCGTATTCGTTATCAAGGGTATAAAGTCCGTTTGTACCAAGTTGCATCACCATGTAAGGCGCTGCCTCGTAAAGAACGGCGTTGGCGCAAAAGGATTTTAATTGGTCATTCCATAACGCTTGATAAGAAGTACTTGTAAATGCCGTGGAGCTTCCTTTGTCCGCAACAAGGGTATCGTAAAACGTTAAGCCAACGGCGGGAATAATCCAACGGTATTCCGCATCTTGAATATGTGGGCTTATCAATGACTTGTCAAGGCGTATGTCCGCAGGCGTTGGTCTTGCAACACCGCCGCTTATGACCTCAGACGGTTGTATTAATTGGCTCATTTGTTTCGATTGGTGAATAACCTAATATTTCCCTTTTTTCATCTTGCGTCAAATTATCCTCAACCGCAATATCACCCATGAAAGACACGGGCAAAGTATTTGAAATTGAGAATTGAACGTCTTTTAAGGCTGGGTTATAAAGCCCAATTTCGGCTAAATAAGGATTTATGATTTTAGATAACATCAAGTTTTGGCGCGGTTTGATCACCGTACTTTGCAAGTATTCCATTTCTTGTCTTATCTGTTGATTGCTTCCAAGTTGCCCCGCCGTGGCGAAGCCTGCAAGTGACTTGCTCCACCTGTTAGCCACGACAATCGCCGAGGCTGCCAAGTTTTGCAAGTTTAAAAATTCGCCCTCGTTTTCCTTTGAGGTCGGAATCCAATTAGCTTTTAATTTTTCGTCCCTCAGGACTTGTACAAATAACTTATGATTATTTGCCATGCCCGTGAACTTGCTTTCTATTCCTTCAACCAATTTCTTTGCCTCAGCTGGTGTAATTGAGCCGAAAAATTGCATGATACCCGAAGGCATAAAGCCGTTTTCAAACTTGCTTGTATTAAACCTTTGAATCCTGTATTCCATTTCAGCCCACATTTTCGCGCCAATCCACTCAGGTAATCCAAAGTAAAAATAGCCTGCGGCGTATTGCTTTACATGGATAACGCTTCTTTGCGTTCCGTCCTCAAATTTCTTGAAATCAGGGTACATTGGCACCTCCCTAAATCCTTCGCTTTCATAAAATACGCCGTCGGTGGTGAGTGGGACTTCTTCCCAGTTATCGTAAATGCCAACCGATTTTATAAGCTGATCTGCTTCCGCTTTTCGAATACCAATGTTATAAACGGGTACATGATAAATATAAGTAAAGGGTTCTGAACCTACTTTGCCTTTAACAATTTCGCAAAAGCTATTTCCAAAAGCATCATAGTCAAAAGCAAGTTGAGCCAAAACTTCTTGCAGATTTTGACCGTGTAAATTAACCTGGCTGATAACATCCTCAATGTCATTTAAAGAATCGTCGGTGATAACCTCACCCTTCATCGTGGTTGTAAGCAATGTATTTGCTTTACCTTTCATGGGAATGAAACCGTCACCGACAACCATGTTTGTTTTATCTTCTATTATTCTTCGTAACGTCGGCGAATTATTTACAATGGCGATAAGGCTTTTTAAAAAGTCGTCTTTTTGCGTGAAGAACCTTACCCACTTTGCCCCCGTGAAATCAAGCCTTTCCCGTGACGGCTCATTAAAAATATCTTCCTTTACCAACATGGTATTGGAAGTATCTAAAGTAACTGAAGCAAGTAAAGGGCTTTGATTCCTTTTACTTACCCTGTTGTTCCTGTTCGGGACTGCCTGTATTTTCTTTAATTGTTGGCTCATAGCTTTTTTTCTCAGGAGTAAAAATGACGTGTTGCCCAACTGTCTGAGGGCTTGATGTGTACCAAGCCCTCAATTCGTTTTGTGAAAGTTCACCGATAGTTTTTCGAATGATTCCAGCTTTGCCCGAAAGGTCTACCCCAACGTAAAGCATTTGTTTGCTTTTATCTCTAACTATCATATTCAAATTAATCTAAGGCGTTCATCACTGTTTCGCCGTTAACGATAAACCTCGCTTTGTTCGTGGTTCTGCAAGTAATGGTCAAGGTTTCTTGATTGGAGTCGGTAAACAATACACCCGATAAACCTTCGGCACTTGTCAACCTTGCCACCCTTTTCTTGCCGCCAATCAATTCAACGCCCCAAATCCAATAGTTACCCGTGTTTTCCACGTGTACACAAACCAAGCCGCAAGCCTGATTTGCCATGTCTTGAATAAGGTTTCTTAATTCCTGGTCACGGCAATTAATGACGCCTGTCAAACTTTGCTCGATGGATACCGATAAAGTGTCAGGATCCTGAGTTACCGTTTCCGTAAACGCGCCTGAATTATCCCTAAACTCAATTTCGTAAAATACGCCAGCTGTGGAGGTCATGGCTATTGCCGTGGTTGCTCCTGAGGCGTTGTTGGTAACGCTTGCGACTTGGTTAGCATTGGCAATATAAAGTTTGCCAATACCACCTGCGCACGTTCCGTTAATACACTCATTAAGCCAACCGCTTGTTATTGCGCTCATTCGTTTTTTATTAGTAGCCTAAGCTAATTAATGAATGGTGAATATAATTAACGCCCATTTTAAAGCGTGCCTTGATATACACCTTTTCGTCTTTCTGGTCATACCAAAGTTCCAAAGCCGTTTCAGGGCTTAATACGTCGGTTGCAAGTACCTTGTTTTGAGGCGTGGTATATTCAACGTAATGCGGTTTGGTTGTTCCAAGTGACGTTGCAATATCGTCCCAACGGAATTGAGGAATCACAGGAACACCACGGAAGGTGAATTGTTCAACGCCGTTAATCAACTGAAGTAAACCGTAATCACCGCCACCGCCGTTTTCAATGTCCTCGCGAAGCTGAGAATAAACGCTTTGCGTCACATTGAACACCTTTTGGTTAGCTGGTAAACCTTTTAACTGTAAAGGCGCTTGGTCATACACGGCGCGAAGAATACCAAAACCATCACCAGACGAAAGGTCAGAACCTGAGCCTGTGTTTGCACGTGGAACTAAGTCATCTGCAACCAACTGAGGATAATAAACAGTCCAAAAACCGTCTAATGAATCAAAGTTAGGATTATTGGAAGACTGGTCACCGAAGTAAGAAAGACGGGTAATGTCATTTCTAATCGCCTGTTGTGTACGGGTTAAAAGAATATTTTCAATCAAAGTTCCCGAAACATCTGGAAGCCTTGTACCCGTTTTTAATAACTCTTCAAAAACAGTGTCTTCAAACTCGTCCCAACACATTTCCAAATCAACTTTCATTTTTTCAACGTCTATTGTGCGCTGATAAATGTCAGCCGAGCCAACTGGGTTAAATCCGCAGCCTGAGTACTTTCTTACAATGTTCTCAAGTTGCTGAACGAAAACCATTTTCTTTTTATTTGCAACGTTACCAAGTACACGGAATTGACCGCGTAAATCGTCGTCAAAAAAGACTGGCTCTAAAAAAATGTTATTTGCCTCAGTACCTCTGAAGGATACGTCAAGTTGGCTTATTTCAACTAATGCCATTTGTTTTTAATTTTAAAGATTTGGATAAGAAATGGTTGCAGACGTATTGGTTAAAACCAATGAATCTTCAATCACAAATGAAAACTCGGTTTTTGCTCCAGCCGCTGCCGTTGCGAATAACACCTTCCAATCGTTGCCTTTATTCAACGCCGTGGTTGCTATCTGTAAAATTGCCGTCGGTGCTGAGGATTGCCAGTTGGCGTAAGCCTCGTTTCCTGATTCGTCAACGACGGTAACCTTGTAAAAATCACTTGCACTTGTTACACCTGTCAACGGTGCAATGCTCAAGCGATTGCCAGCCGTGGAAGTTCCATAAGTGAAGGAAACGGGAATGCGATCCTCAAAGGTATCAATCCCGTATAATTGTTCCGCGTTTATCCCTTGCGCGTTGGCATACGGGTTAGTGCGATTTAAACTGTTTTGCCCGACGTATGTGTTTGAATCGAGAAAACCATTGACGTTTGCTGTTGCCATTATCTTTGTGAGATTTTAGATTGAACTAATGAAGCGAAAGAATCAAAGTAACTCGATTTCGCTTTTGTTTCTTGAACCTTTTCATGTGCTGAGCCGCCTGAGGGAAGTCCAACGCCTTTTTTAACTTGCGCCCGAAGTGCAACCAATTCATTTCCCAATGTCTCAAGAACCGTTTCAATTTCATTGATTGAGTTCTTTTGTTCGTCGGTCTTTTTGTACATTGATTCCATTTCCTCTTTTTGCTTTGAGTTAATAGCGTCCATTTCATCGGGTGACATTACAATGTAACCTTTCTCCTTTAACATGGAAATAGCCTTTTCAACTTCATCCATCTCAGGCTCCTCAATTACTTTTTCCTCCTCCTCAATAACATTTTCCACGGGTGGAGTTTCATCTATGCTATTAAGAAGGGATTTGATTTTTTCTAAAATAGAACTACCCATTTCATCTTCTTTTTTTGTGTTTGTTAATAATGCGGCTGGAACATTCAAGAACTTGTTTAGGCTATTTTGCAACGGTAACATATCTATGTTTTTTTCGCCAACTTTCACAATTTCATCAATGAAGCCAAATTCTAATGCTTCCTGAGCGGTCAGCCATGTTTCAGCTGCCATCATATTCGTAATAATTTCTTTTAGGTTCTTTTGGTCTCCTTTGCGTTTAATAACCGAAGCCGTGTAAATGTCAAGTAACTTTGCCTCCATTTTGTCTAACAATTCAGCCGTTGCCTCGAGTTCGTCGGCGTTACCCATCGTATAACTCCAAGGGCGGTGAATCATCATAAAAGCGTTCTCAGTCATTTTAACATTGTCAGCCGCCAACAGTACAACCGTTGCAATACTCGCTACGAGTCCGATTCCTGTTGCCGTGGTTTCTTCTGGGTAATTAGCAACTAAGTCAGCAATGCCCATTCCTTCGGTGACGCTGCCACCGCCTGAGGATATTGTTAAATTAATTGGCTGCCCGTCCGCCTGGTTAATTTTTGATCTTACAGAATTATAAGAATTAACCGATTCCGAAATTTCACCTAAAATATCTATACTTACTTTTGCCATGTTTTTTACTTTGTCCTTTTGGATTGCTTTGTATTTCGCCTCAGCCCAAACCCTCATCGCACTACCACCCCATGCGTCGTACATTACTGAGCCGCAAATTTCAGAACCATCTTCATCAAAGTATTTCCCTTGGTCATACGTTTCCGCGCGGCTTAAAAAGGAATATGTACGTTGCACCGTTTCTTCTGACAAGCCTTCACCGTTGGCGATTTGATTCGCACGCTGCCAGCCGACAAGCGTACCGCAATCAGACCCGTTCTTTTCCTTATGGTCAAGTGCGCGTCGTGCGTTGTTCTTTGCGGTATCTGGATAATCGGCGTATGTCATAAAAGAAAAATAATTTATTTACAAAATTACGCGGTATCGTTTTTATCTTTTCTTTTTTGCTTGATTTGATAACCAAACCTTTCGGGGTGTTGAACCATGTTATAAACGTGTTTCTTTGAAATACCCGTTCGTATGCTTATTTCCATCATGGCATCCATTTTTGAATCATTTGAATAAAGGCTATTTGGGTAAAGGTGCATGACCATATATTTTGCCACCGTCTTTTCCTTTACCACGTCGGTTTTAACGAGGAAGGAAATAAGATGAAAGAAACTGGGTGTAATACATTCCTTTTGGCAAAATGCACTGTATTTATTTAGGATTTCATGTGTAAAATCCTGTAATAAATCTTCATTAATCATTTCAAATTCATCCATTTTCGTTCCAATATTGTACTATTTGCCTCATTTTACCAACTACTTTTGTTCGACACGCTGGACAATTTCGCCGCTCAGGCTCGTAATGATTAACAAAATTGTTATAAATGTTAAATAAATAATCCATATCCGCTGGGTCAATGCTCAAAACCCTGTACGTCCTATTGACCGTGGCGGTAACTTGCGCCTTGTATTCCTCTGGAATGCGTGAACCAAGTTCTCCCCAAATGTTTCCTGTCTTCATACAATTACACATTTATAAAGTGGCGTTTATTTTCAACTTGTTTCCCTCAGCAAGATCGCGCGCAATATCCTCACTCACAACGTAAGCCTGCAACCTGTCTATCCTGTTGTTTATCGCGTCGGTCTTTGCCTCCATGACTTGCAAAAATTCATTCATGTTACCCTGTAAACCCAAGCCTTGTATCGGTGGGCTTATCGGTGGAACCATGCCACCCTCCGCGAAACCTTTGATACCAAGTTTCCTGAACGTGGGAGAACCGCCTAATAAACTTTGTTGGCGTTGGTTCAATACAACCTCACCACGTTTAACATACGCAAGAACATTGTCACCATTTGACCGCGTTGGTATGTTTTGCTTTTGATTCACCCGTTGCCCTGTGACAACGCCACCCTCGGCAAGGGGCTGGGCGATAATCGTCGCCGTTTGTATTCCCGCGAAAACACCTGCGGTAATCGCTGAACCAATAGTAAATGGCGGACCAGGCGGAACGGCTAAAGCCCTGTTTACCGCCAAAGCGCCTTGAATGATTGATTGAAGAATGGCTATTTTCTTTTCAGCCTTAGCCGCCTTTAATTGCAATGCTTCGGCTTCTTTGTTTCTTGATTCTAATAATGCCTTTTCTTGAACAATTTCTTTTTCTAATCGCCTCTTTTTTATACCACTTGCCTTTTCCGCTTTGGCTTCAAGTGTTGCAATGTTTTCTTCTGTCAATTCAATCTGCTCATTTAATTGGTCAGCATCTTTTTTAAAACGGGCTTGCTGAACCGTAGAGAAAAAGTCGGTTACTAAAGAAGCAGTTTGCAAATAAGTTTCGATTCTCTTTGCGCGTTCCTCTAAATCTTCCTCTTCCTTTTTTCTTTGTTCGTCCCTAAAGTCGTCTGCGTTTTTTGTAACCTCTTTAAATACCTTTTGAATATCTTCAACCTCCTTTTTTAATAACTCAGGCGGCTTTGTTGTCAACGGAAGCGTCGCAAGTTGCTCAGCGTTTTTCAAATTGTTAAGCAAGTTACCACGGCTGGCATCGGCTAAGATTTGGTTTTGTTGTTCAACCGCCGATTTGATTTGGTTGTTAATTGCGTTCAACTTTACCGCAAGTTCTTTCTGTGTCCCTGAGCCAACCACGGCGTTGGAAAACGCGCTTTGTAATTTACTTCTTTCGTCCTCAAGGGCTGCAAGTGAACCTTCTGCGTATTCTTTTGCCGCGTCCCTGCCTCCTTTATTTGCCGTGGTGCTTAATTCTTTATTTTGGGCTTTTAACCTTTTCTTTTGTTCTTCGGCGTTTTGCTTTTCAAGTGCAATCCGATCCTTTTCCGCTTTCTCAATAGCTAACTTATCCTCCTTATCTATCTTTTGTTTTTCGGCTCTAAATACATCTCGATTTGCTTTTAATGCACCGCTTATGCTTCCAGTTGTAAAAAAGGTTGTTAACCCTGCCCCCATGGCTTTTAAGGTTGCAGGAAACTCATTTGCAAAATCAAGTAAACCGCCTAATAAGTCATTGAAAAATATCTTTGCTTTGGAGGATATAATTGTAAATTCCCCACCAAACTTTGTGAATGATTCATTTAATTCTGATTGACTTGCTTCTAAATCTAAGTTTGTTTGATAAAGAATTTCCTGTTGTGTTTGATATTGGTTTGTTGACTTTGTTACATCGTCGGTATTTTTTAAAATCTTTTCCAACGAAAGAATATAAGCCAAGCCAGCATCTTCACCAGCCGAACCGAAAACGTCTGCGATAACCGTTTGTAATTTATCGCCAGCAACCTCAGTGTCACCCATTTTACCGCTAACCAATGATAAGGCTTCGGCGGTTGTAATTGAGCCGTTGTTTAAATTCTCAAATAATTCTCCCGTAAATTCTTCACCAAATGCACCTACTAAAGCATCCTTTGAAGTCTTTGTTTGCTCCCTAATTCTTAATCCAAATTCCTTAACAACATCCAAGCCTTTATCTGAATAAATACCCTGATTCGCTGCCTCGATTGAAATGGCTAAATAATCTTTAATGCTTAATCCAGCCGCCGCAAATTGAGCGGGATATTCTTTTAAGTTATCCAAGAACTCCCCATTACTATCCGCACCCTTTCTAAATCCTGCCTCAATCGCGTCTAATGCCTCATTAAAACCAATGCCTAATGATTTACTTGCCGCGTTGGCTGCAACGGTTATGTCGTTTACATCTTTTTTATATGTGGTTGATATTGCTTTTGACTTGCTTACAAAGTCGGTTAAAACATTTCCCGTCGCGCCCGTAAATGCCGCCACCTGATTAGAAAGTTCTTTTGTTTCGGCGACTGATTCGTTTATACTTTGAAATATTTCAGATATGCCACTAAATAGGGTTAATGCTATTCCAATCGCACCAAGCGATTTATTGAACGCTCCCGTCGTTTGAGTTAATCCATTTATTCCCTGAGATAAACCGCCTATTGTACCCGTCACTTGTCCTAATGTTCCTCCAAGCTTCGGGAAAAATTGCCCCAATGCCTCGGTATAACCACCCACGTTTCTTTGAAATTGTCCCACGGTGGCATCAATGCCCTTTAGCTTTTTATCAAGGTTGTTGATACTTACAAGAAGGTCTTTTGCCTCCTGACTTGATTCCTGCTCCGCAGCCGCTAAATCCTTGTATCGGTTGCGCTGGTCATTCAACTCCTTACTTAACTTGCGATAAGCCCCGTTGGCTTTGTCGGTCGCGGTTATTTCTTCGTTACGGCTTTTGATTTGCTCCTTAACAACTTTGTTAACCTCCATTTGCGCCGCCTTCAAGTCAACCAACTTTGTTTCAAGTTTCTTGATTTCTTGAACGTCGGTTGTTTTCTTGAGTTCCGCGTTTACGTCGGCAATGGCTCTTTTTAACTCAGTTGCCGTTTCAACCGTTTTACCAAGCCCGTCTATTTGTATTTGAAAACCTATTACTTGTGCCATTATCCTTTTGTTACGCCGTTTACAATAACTTCATAATTTGCCCCATCGTAATGGGTATCAATGTTTATTCCAATGGTTGAGCCGCCAATAATATATTGAACCGTTGGTATCAACTTTTGCCCGTTCTGGAATACAAGTACATTTGCATTCGTGTTTGATACCTGAGTGATTCCTGAGTTAACCGCCAAGACAAGGACGTTGGTCATCGAGTTAAGGAATGGCGTATAAGATAACTGAATATTTACCGTTGCCCCATTTGCTCCAACCAAGCCGCTTCCAGATCCTGTCACCGTGCCACCTTGAGGCGGTGCGCCTGCTAAGGTAATTGTATTTGAAACTTTGTTAAGGTCATTTACGTTTGGCTTTTCGTCGTATAAGATAACCGTTCTTGCTGGGCTATTGGATTTGGGATTGTATTCCAATTCCTGTATGATGAAATTTGAGCTTCCAATCATTCCTTTTCGTCTGAATGACAGTTGCGTTATGTCCTTGTTTTCCCATTTTACAAAGGTTGTATATTGCTTACCAAGTTCAATCCTTTTGTATGTTTGTAAATGAAACGTTTTAAAAACGCCTTGCATCACATTTGTATAATTTGTCACCTCGTCGGAAAAAGAAAGGTTAAAATCACCGCCGCTCGGGTCATTGTAATTCACCATGAACGCCGCAGGGAAATCAAAAGCCGAAGCCGCTGAACTTGCCTCGTCGAATAAACGAACGTATCCGTCTAAGCCGCTTCGCCTGCCTGCGTAATAAAGCAAACGAGGTGCCAAGTTGTAATTGGGTTCTGCATCGGGCACGGTGTTATAATCGTCACCGAAAACAAGTGGCATCTGAGCCCCGTATGTTCCACCCGTGGTAATTGTAACGTCGTTTATATGAATGGCTTTTGCAAAGAACTTTGTATATAAAAATTCAATGCCATTTGGAAAACGATCCTGAGGGAAATTGTAACCGCCTGAGTAAATGTTTACCCCGCGCCTTGCTTCCTCTTTGTTCGTTGTATCGTCGTCCGTGGCATACGCCAGTACTTGACTTGATTTATAATTATCTAAAATCGTCAATTCGCTTCCGTCAATGTCACGCGTATTTAAATCATACTTATTAGTATCCTTAAAAAAGCCGTCAAAGGTTGTAAGGGTAATCGCGCCGCTGGCGTTCGCCCTGTACCTCACCGTATAATTGTCCTTTGGATATGCGTAAACTTGTTTACTTAGTACGTCGGTTTCCCATGCAAGATTAAAAATGGTTGTAAGGTCCGCGATAATATCCTTTACATACCATGAATTAGGAATGATGTATTCCAAGTTTACGGTTTCTCCTTGTTCCAATCCTTCCTTTTGTGCCACCACGGAGAATGAGCCACCGATAACAAGGTTAAATGAAACGTTTTCGTATCTCAGCCTCATGCGGACTGTGTCACCTTCCACCAAGTCCCCGAGAAATTCAAGGGCAATAGAATCATTTAACGATGTTTCATTTGTCAAATCATACGTTGAAACATTGTTTCCGTTGACTTCAAAGAAAAGAATGAGTTCTGCAAATTGGTTTATGTCACCAATTGAAGCCGTTAAGGTAACGTTTAACTCAGCTATCAACTCGTATAACGCGTTAATCGGAACCGTGTAAACGCCGCCCGTATAATTGCCTCCCGTGTCAAAGTTGGGTGACGTTGTTTCATTTGTGAATGCAATGTCAACCGTTCCATAATCACCAGCAGAATAAACAAAGGATGAAGGCGAAGGATTTGACGCCCTCATATTTACAAAGTCCGCAATATAATCAGCATCAAGATTAAGCCCCATGGGAATAATCAAACGGGAAAAAGGATCGGTTTTAAAAATACTGTTTAATTGATAACCTTTATTTTGAAACGCCTTTTCCAATATTTGCCAAATGAAAATAGCAGGTGTCAACTCATTGTCAACAATGTACGTTTCGTTTTGCCACGCTTTCCATTTCATCAAGATGAAACAATGTTCCGAAGTCAATGGATTATAATTGGCTTTTACCGTTGCCGTGGAAACAGTTATGTCCTGCCAGCCCAATGACCTGACTAAGATGTTACCCACGTCGGCGAACCAATCCGCATTGTTTCCAATCAATGCTACCTTGTAATTGTTCGCCTTGAATCCGTGGTTCATCGCATTCAATTCCCCTGAATCCAACCGCGCTTTTCCTGTAAGAATTGGAACGCCGTTTGCCTCAAGGCGTGCAGGAAGTAACTTGTAAGCATTGGTTACAATGACATTTGGCGTCTCAATGTTTTCAAATATTTCAATGTTCGTCTTTGTACCTGGGAGTGTTACATTCCTTTTCGAGTGCGCCCCAGATATGTTACCAAGTTCAATGTTTTCAATGGAGTAATCAATGGTTACATTGACATCCTTTTGGTTTAAATCGACTTCTTGATTATTTATAAATAATTTTATCATAGCTGAGCGACTGGCGTATTTTGATAAATGATTTCAAATGAAACACCAATATCCGTCGCCCTGTTGTTATCCGTGTTTATCTCACCGTTGGCAATGGTAACATTAACATATTTGCCATTTTCAATGATGTACACCTCAGGACTATTAAACATTGTGGCAATATACAACGCGTCCTCATGACTTAACGCCACCGTGACCGTCTTACTTTTGTTTGACCTTTGATTAACCTTGATAACATTTTTATCAAACGTGTTTGCCTTTGGACTATCAGTAATAAGCCATCTTTGCGCAAGGTTAATCGTATCCGCGTTGCTCGTTTGTTTATCAATCATTAGCCCTGTAAATTGGTAACTTTCCGCGCCGCCATGTTTACCAAACCAATGAAGCTCAATGTTATCATTACAATTTGGGTAAATGTAAATGCGTTGCCTTTCGCTTAAGCGCGTGTATGTCCCTGAGTAAACGCCAACGGAAACATCGTAATAATCGTATAAATCTGGGTTTGTTGGAAAATTGCCAGCGTGAAAAATGGCAGTGTTCCCAAATATATTTGAAACGCCAGCGGACAATGAATATAAATCATTGTTTGCCGTGGAGTTTAAATTGTCAACAATGGTAACGGCTGAACTTCCTGACTTTAAATAAAATTCGAATTGAGCCGCATTTGTGCCACGTCCAAGGTAACTTAAAAATATGTTACCTGAGGAATTGCATTTAATAAAATCATTCCTTTGCGTTAAGAATAAAAAAGGATTTGCCGACGGTTGATAAAAGTCATTCATATCGTATTCCCCATCGACAAACAAGGAAGGCAACACGTATGCCGTGGTGCTACTTTGCGAAGCCGTGGAGGTAACGACAAAGCCCGATGAATTAACCGTTTGATTAAACGCCGTGCAATACAAAGATGAAATAACGTCTGTATTATTTGTGAGGCTGAACCCATAAAGATTTCCGAAGAAACTTGTTTTTGCGTTTGTCTTTGGTGCAAGCTGAGTAATCAAGAACGATTGGACATTTGTGTCAAACACTGCTGAGGTTCCACTTGTTCCCGTTTGCGCTGCCAAGAATGAGCCTTCAAGCGTTCCATCAAGGTAAACATTGATTTGTTGCTGGATAACGCCCGACGGTTCAATGGAGCGAAAAGCCACGGGGTAAAGGCTGCTTGAAATTGTATCGGGGTTTATCGTGTAACTCATCTGTTAAGTATTGATTTGTAAAATGTTTCAACCGTGGTTTGAATACTGTATGTAATCGCCCTGTTTATCAAGTCAGCCATTTCAGCCTCCTTCTTATCCAACGCCTGTTCAATGAAGCCTGTGCGCTTTCCCGTCTTTGAATGCTTTTGACTTTTAATCGTTGGCATTCCTTCTTTCTTGTGTTTACTTGCAATGGCAAAGGCTATTGACTTCGCTTCTTTGTCCGATGCGCCAAACCTTTGTTTAGCATATCTCATTAAGCCTTTAATATATTCGCTTTCCTTTCGTCCGCTGCCTGGGTAATAAGGAATCTTTGTTGCAAGTACCCCTTTGTTATTTATCGCCATGTAATCAGGAACGTAGCCCTCAATGATTAATTCATTTGTTTGAAACCGAATAACCGTTTCCATGTTCTTTATGGCTGAGCCTGTCAAGTTGTGCCCTTGCGCTTTCCATTCATTCGCCACGGAGTCAATCGCCATTTGCGCAATGTCATCCGCCAACTTTTGTAATTCTTTCTCCATGATAAAAAGAGGTAACCCCGAAGGGCTACCGTGTTTTTAAGCAACTACCAAGCTTAATTGTAAAGCGTTGAATTTAACTTCATCGCCAACTGAAATAACTTTTCCAGCCGACGGCGTTAATTGTCCGTAAAAAATAAGGTTTGCGCTTGTTGCTGAGGAATCAAATACGCCAAAGTGCGTTGCCGTTGCCGCGCTTGATGCACTTGAGGTAATTGTAATTATCCCTGTGTTCGACAAAGAACCTGCGCCACCCGTACCCCTTGTCCATCCACCTGACGCAACACTTGTACGACTGTAAAGCGCGCCCGTCAATGAACCACCGTCGCCTGGGCTTTGGTTGTATAATTGCACAAATGTAGCCGTTGGGGCTGGGGTTGGGAAGGGTGAGCCGTTTATCCAAGCTGTAATTGCATCCTCCATGTAATCAGAAAAAGCTGCCATGATTTATAGTTTTAACGTTAAAAATTTATTTCTTGCCAATTTAAAATATCTTCATTCCATGTGTACATCTTGCCATCACTTGGATAAGGTACAGGGCTATCCCATAGGCATGATTCTTCGTTCAATGTCCACGAGGGGAAAGGCTTTGGTGGAATAAATGCGTCGCGGATGCTATCGTAATAATAGCCAATGCCAGCATAGTTTTTACGGAAAGCCTTGCTTTGGTCAATGGAGGGTGTGTTATTATCGGCTTGATAATGGATGCCTCCACGCGTGTTGTAAGAGGTGCGCTTGTAAATTTCGCCTGTTTCTTGGCTAATTTCAACTTCTCTATTTTCATCTTCATTCCTTGCAACAGTTACAAAGATGACATAATTTTCAGCGTTTAATTTTGCAAAATGTGCCATATTAACTAAAAGTTACAGTTTCAGAAGTTGTTGTTGTTGCGGTTATTGTTATTGTTTTAAATCCACCTGCAGTTGATGTAGATTGGGTTACACCTCCCGTAAATGTTGCAGTGACCGTGTCTGGTATTTTTATTATTACTACACCAGAACCACCAGCACCGCTGTTTTTATTTGTGGATGCCCCGCCGCCGCCGCCGCCGCCGCCCGTATTAGCAATTCCCGCAACAGGTAATGAGCTTGGAGAATCAGAACCTCCAGCACCACCACCACCAACACCACCAGATCCTTTATTTGATAAGAAAGCGGGTCTACCATCACCACCACCACCACCACCAGCCCTTGTTACGGAACTACCTGTTATTGATGATGCTGTGCCAGCACCGCCAGCACCGCTATTAGACCCAGAACCCGCCGCCCCTGCTGATGATGCACCGCCTCCACCACCAGAGGGATATGGGGATACGGCTGGTGCGGCTCCACCATTAGTTCCTTGTGCGGGTGAGGTGCTTGGGGTGTTTCCTAAGCCGCCAGCACCACCAGAGCCACTACCACCAGCACCGCCACCAGAACCACCACTGGCCCCAGGAGATACGCCAGCTCCACCACCTCCACCTCCACCTCCACCATTTGAAGTAATAGTGCTAAACACAGAATTACTTCCAACTAACCCTTGTGTGTTTGCTGTTGTTTGCGATGAGCCACCTGCGCCAACAGTTACGGTGTAGGAAGTGCCTTTAATTAATATAAATCCGCTTGCTGTGCGATACCCGCCAGCAGCACCACCACCTCCAATAGTTGCACCACCAGAACCACCACCAGCAATAACAAGGTAATCAACTGACAGTGTAGCCGCTACAACATCCAAAGTAGCATTTGTAACCGTTGCCGATGCGTTCACACTTGCCGCGACATTATCCACCGTGATAAGCGTTGCGCCTGTGACATTTGCCTGACCCGTTACACTTGCTACCATCGTTGCCGCCCTTGCTATCGTTGCATTGTCCACGGTTGCCGCGCCTTCGACATTTGCCGCAAAGGTAACACCAAATGAAGCCTCAGCGGAACTTTCAGCCGTTGCCGTTGCACTTGCTGAAATAATTCTTACAATTTGCGCCTCAGCACTTGTTTCAGCGGTTGCCGTTGCCTCCGCGTTAACCGTGTAAGATAATTGAGCATTAGCCGACGTTTCAGCCGTTGCAGTTGCCGTTGCATTAACGGGAATGGTAAGTTGTGCGCTTGCATCTGTTTCAGCCGTAGCCGTTGCCGTTGCTTCAAGTACTTTGGTTAGGGTAGCCGTTGCCGTGGTTTCAGCGGTTGTATTCGAGCTGCTTTGTAATGTTACCGTCCTAAATATTTCGCCCGTTGCCGTGCCCGTGGCGGTAACCGATGCCTCAAGTAAAACAACGCCCTGCGTGGTGACAGTTAACTCAGCATTTACCGAAGCCTGAGCCGTGACGGTTGCCGTTAAATTCTTTATAATCGTTGGCAATGCGTTCACGTCGCCCGTTGCCGTGGAGTTTCCTGTTAAGTTTAAAGCTATTATTGGACTTGCATTCACCGTGGAATC